GGTGAATGGGACGGAGAGGTTAAGGACCTGCCCGCTCTTCAGGAGTTTTTGCGCTTGGATTGATACGCCGGCTGATTCATCATTACCGCCTTTGCTGTATCCGGTGACGATGATATTCTTTAGCTTCTCGTTCAAGTCATCGTCGGAGGGATTGGCGACATTGACCAATGTAGCCTCGTGCATCTCACAGATTTTCACTACGTGTGGCTTAAGCCGGTTCAACGCGTACAGTAGATCGGGGTGGATAAACTGCTCCGATTCCTTTAGGATGTTGTTCTTGTAGTTCGCTTCCACGAACTTTTCCGTATACTCCGCCGTGAGCTGGTTGTTTTTGATCTTCACTTTTTGGATCTCGTACACGGGTTGCTCTTTTACTAATTCTTCCATGCTCTTTTAAAATTTAGGATTGTTATAACTCTGAGGCGCTAAGGCCATTTCAGCTTTCGCCTTGCTAATTATCGTGCGACACCATTCCAATTGGTGGGTCGCGGTCCGGTTCAATCTATCACACCAGTCGACTAGGTATTGCTCATCCTTGCACAGGCTGTCGATGATAGCGTTTACGGCCTTTGAGGTCGCTCCGGCCCGTGAAGCGGTTTCCCGTAATGTGTCGAATACTTCCGATTTCTTTTTCACGTTCAGGTGATATTTTGCGTCCGCTAACAGCTTCCCGGTTCGGGCGATATAGACGGCAAGGTCGTTTCCACGTAGGACAGCTTCTTGTACGTCTTCGCTCATTGTGATATTCAGGAAGGCATCTATGGCGGCCAGTTCCTCGGATATCTTGTCTGTCGGTGTGATATTGAGATTCATGATTTTTATTTTAAGATATAATCGTTGCCACAGTTGCCGCAATGATATACGTTGAATGTATCTCCCGTATGCGTCTGTAATTTCTTTACGAGTACGGGAGCTCCGCATATAGGGCATTTCTTTACCAGCCTGTACTTTAGCCAGCCGATTAGGATTAAAATTAGACTCTTCATACTATTAGCTTATTAGCATCCACCACCGGAAGGCTAGCTCTTCGTACTTTTCTTTGCCACGTTTATATAAAGTGCCATCTTTTTTTATAGTGGCTTTGAAAATTTGTTGATTCTTTTTGCTTATTGCAACAATAAAATCTTGTTTACTTCCAGCAATATCCATATACCAAGCTCTTGAGCGATCCCAGTCGAAAAAATCTATGGCTTCATTAAATTGTTTTTGAGAAGAAGCAAAAGTTGTTTTTAAATCTCCTCCAAACCCCATTGCTGAAAACCAGAAATCCCATTTGCAACGAGTGTCAAGTGTGTATTCAAAATTGCCGTATTGAAATTTTTGATTTTTATTTACCATAAATTTCTGTTTATCGGATTGTTCCAATGCATACTTAATGAGCGGATCGTGTCGGGCTTCCATACGGAGTGACTTGATCATGGCTTGTGCCAGTTCCCAATCTTCGCCGGAATACAATACGTCATCTACCGTATGTTTGTCATATCTTACCCGTTCGGGTTCTGTCAGCATCGCATCCACCAGACTCCCGAACTTGAACGCCTTCTCCTTATCCCCGTATTGCGTACGGGGATAGAGGAGGTTCTTTAGTTCTGTCAGGTCTGAGTTGCTGACCTCAGACCGTTGGTAATACGTATCTTGCATCTTTTTCCTTGAGTTTTAAGTATTCAATGACTGCGAAGTCAAATTCAAAATCGTAAGTGTTATCCATCAGCCACCGGAACCATTTGCGGCCCTCTTCCGTATCGAGGATCTTTTTTAGGTTACTCGGTGTACGCCTGTATTTCCCGAAGTTTATCCATGAGGACAGATATAGCTTTCTCATATCACTTGGCCGTTATATCATCGACATATTTCACGAATGCGGACTGGATTCGCTCACCGTCCTTATTGGCTGTTTTCTCGCAATAGGAGATCATCTTCTTATGGATCTTCTCAAGATCCTCCATGCTCATGTTGATACCCTCACGCATGAACCACATCTGGTATACCTGCATGAATCCTTGTGGATTGGTGACTTGGATCTTTTTCTTGATCTTCGCCTTGGTAGGGGTAGGAGACATACTGGCGGCACTGAAATCGAAGGCTGCCTGTACTTCCGCGGTGGCTTTCTCTGCCTCCGCCTTGGCTCTCGCTTCCTCTTCCTTGCGCTTGCGTTCCAGTTCGGCCTTTTGACGTTCTTCCGCCTCTTTCCGTTTGCGCTCCTCCTCCAGCCGTGCCGCCTCGATTGCGTTGGTCTTGCGAATTTCCTCTTGCTCCTCCAGTTGTTTCCGGAGGGATGGGAGGCGGTCGACCAAGGATTGTTTCAGTCCCTCGATCTCGAAAGCGTATCGATCGGAATATTCTTTTTTCTTTAGGATGGCTATCTCGTCCTTGATCGCTTTGCGGGTCTCACCGTCCATATAGAATGTCTGTTTGTTATCCACGACGTTTTTCACGAAATCCGTCCATGAGAAACCGGTGCTTGTTTGCGTGATCTGCCGGCATACGTCCCCATACGTGGCTAGGGAGGCACGATTGAAAATCCCGTTCAAGGCGTTGATATGCTTCTCGACGTAGGCGGCGTACGTGGTATCAAGCAAGACCGTTATGTCGGCCCGGTATTGGGCTTTCTCGTTCTCCGCCAACTGTTTTTGCCGGGCCTCTTCCTCACGGCGTTTTTGCTCTTCCAGCTTCTTGGCGGCGTATTTGTTACGCTCCATCTGTAGCAGATAAGGGATGGTTCCCTTGGATTTGGCGTCTATGGAACCCTCTAGTGTCGTGAAACGTTTGGATATGGCCGTTAGCATTTGGGTTAACGGCTTCCGGCGGTTGTTCATGTTCTCTACGGTCTTCTTTGACTTCGCAAGGTATTCTTGTACCGCAGTGTCGATCTCGTCCGTGCCGATACCTCCATTTCCCTCAATCGTGTCCAAGAGGGTTTTCCCTGCGTTCGTGCAAGCTGAGACCGACGCCTCATTGCGGGCGAGAATATCCGGGGCTGTCTGTAAGATGCTAATGACCTCGTTAGCCTTGAAAGGTAAATTGTTATTCTGTGTATCCATGTCGATAAAATTTTGAATGTTGATATTGAACTCTTAAAATCCGGCTTCTTCATCTTCTTGTGATATTTGGGCTGTTATACCAGATACGGGTATCGGTTCCGCTTGCGGTTGCTCTCCGAATCCTTGTAAAGGATTTTCCGATTGGGGCTGGAGGGCTTGCGGTTGCTGTCCGGCTTGATTGGGCTGGATAACGGTTGTTTCTTCCAGTCCGTAGTCGATCTCTTGCGGTTCCTCCTGTGTCTCGAATGAGGAGAACTGTCCCGTGCGTACCTTGGGATATCCGTCGAAAGCGTGCTTGAAAAGCTTGCTTTCCAAGAATCCCGGATCAATACCTCCTTCGCTAGAGGTATAAAGGGCATTGGCCTTCCCTTCTTTCTGCTGGGTTTGCGGGTTCCATTTCTGGTTGTTCTTAAAGCTGTACGCTTCCAATCGCTTGATATCGCCTTCCATCATCCAGTGCCAGTCCACGGTACCGTCGGTGCGTACGATACGTAAGAAACCACCTATCACCTTGTTGGACTTTCGGGGGCATGCCGCTTGGTAGGTCACGGTCTTTACGCCGTCGATCAACCCGGGGGAGAAGGTATCGCCCTCATAGCAAACCACGGGATTATCCACGTAACGGACTTGTCCGGCACGTTGCCGCATGACTAACTCTCCATATCCGGTGATGGAGAGATAAGCACGTAGTTCGTAGATATCGCTACCGTTGTTATCCTTATAGCCGGTCTTCGTGCTACGGGGAAGAATATAACAGTGCGGTCGTCCTGTCGGGTCAAGTGACAGGCCGTTGACCGCTATATCCAAAAAGCATCCATAGAGGGATAACGGTGTGCATTTTTGCAGTTCCGGCTTGTCTTGTAAGATCTTCCGGAAGTTGAATTTCTCTTTCTCGTAGATTTGCGCTCCTTGGGCGGTACCCCAGATCGCGTTATACATTTGGATGAACTTTTGTTCTACCCTGTTATCTTCCGCTATCATGAGCGGGTTTAGCTGATTCAACTCAGCTACTTTGATCTGAATTAGATTCGACATGATGTTATGTTTTTAAATGTTAGTTACCAATGTTTAGCTATCATGTAAGCCATTGCCGCACATCCGGACGTCGTGATGATATGCAGGAAATGTCCTAGGCAAATAGCCACGATTCCAAGTATGGCGAGCGTTCCGAAAAGGATGTAAAATCCCCACCTCACCGCTTGGGCGAGTTTCCAGTAATCTGTTTTCATACGTCAATGATTTATTAGCAATGCGGTTTACCGTCCGTGAAATAGCGAGTTGGATGGGTATCGTAAACTTCCTTTTGCAACGCCTTGCCAAGGTGCCTTGCTATGTTAATGATTCATTTAATAGTCGTATGGATCTAGGGCGCACTTATACAGGTTTTCCAGCCTATACTCGATTTTGCCCGGTCGCTTGTAACGTTGTAGCCTACCTTCCGAGACCCATCTTTCCACGTTCTGCCTCCCGAAACGGAGGTGCGCTTCCTTTTGCCCGATAAATTCCCGGATACCCGCTTGCATCCTTGTGATTTGCCAAGCAAGGTATTCGATCTCGATCTTTCGTAAAGAAGGTATGCTTTGATAGGTGTTTTCGGTTGGCATGATTATTCGCCCTTAAATAGATTCTTTTCGTTCGCATATCGCATGAACTCCGCCATGGAGTGTATTGAGAGTTTCCGGAAAACGTTCTTCCGGTGGTTCTTTACGGTGTGGGACGAGATGAAAAGCGTTTCCGCGATCTCTTCGTCTTTCTTGCCATAGTAGCAAAGCTCCATCACCCGAAGCTGGCTGTCTGATAATGTACTGTTGAACTTCGGTTCACAGATTTTCTTAAACCCGTCACATTCTCCTCGTAGAGGGCAGCCGACAAACTCGAATTTGAAATTCCAGTTCTCATCCACGTCTATCATGTTATCGTACAGCCCGAAGTTGCATTTGATAAACCTACGTACAGCCAAGAAATCCCGGTAGCATTTATTCCCGTCGTAACGGGCGTAATACTTGCGGAGTGCCGCATAAGCCTCCGGATAGAACTCTTCCAAAATCTCAAGGAAACTTTGAATGAAATCCGTATCGGACTCTTTCAACTGGCGTTCCGGCTGTCCCTGCTCTTTGATAGTTACTTCGCCGGAGGGGGTGGTATAGAATTCTATTGCGCGCATACCTTATCCTCCTTTGGGAATAACTCGCTGGCAGGGATGCCAAGTTCTTGTGCAATTACTGTTTGTGCCAATGCGTCCGGTCTGTACTTTCCGGAAATCCAGTTATAGACAGCAGCTTCCGAACGCCTTGTGACGGTCGCGATCCGTCGAACAAACGCCCTTCTGTCCATGCTGTCGTATATCTCCCGAAAAGAAAGATTACCGGCTTTATGACCTTGTAGGTTTAATTTTTCCATTTTTGCCTCCTTACATTATTATATATGTTGTTTTAATCTTTATCTTTGAGCATTGAATCAATTACAAGTGCAAATATACGAGTGTTATTTGTAAATACAAGTCTGTATTACTGATAAAATTTGTATTTAAGAATATTTAAAGCTTATGGCAAATAATGCGTCTTTGACTATTTCTGTAATATCATTGGTTGTCAGCTTGATTTCCGTATCATGCGTACTTTTGCGCTGTGAACCAATGACTATGGATTGGATGGGAATGTTGGTAGGTATTTTATCTTTATTGGTTACGATTTTGATTGGTTGGCAGATTTACAATGTTTTGCAGGTGGAAAAAAAGATCCATGATGTCTTAGGAAATGCTATCGGGGAAACTACAAAGAAGATGCTTATCAAAACAGAGGAGTCTAAAGAAGAGGCTATAGGTACAAGTTTGTTCAATCTTGGTCAAGCCATGTTTTATAATGGGTTCTATATTCATGCTTTAGATAATTTCATAAAAGCTCTTGGTGCTATAAGAAAGTCAAGTATGGACAATAAGGAGATGCATATAGAGAAATGTTTTAGGGATATAATGATTACTATCGAGTGCATGAGAAAAGATATTGATTCATATTCGATTAGCAAACGAACTCTGTCTATTTATTCCAATCTTCTATCCGGTTTTCATGATGATCGGATATTTGAAATAATGGAGTTTCTTCGGAGATTGAGGATGACTGATGATTAGATTTTACTATGGGTTCAGCAAAGTAGTCATCTGATGAGTAATACTGTTTGATCTCATTGAAATCTTCTTTATCTTTTGATGGGGTATGATACATCTTTAGTGCATCAATTGTACAATAAATGAGTATGGATAAGCAAAGTATCATAAACATAGTGATAAGTATTAAATGTTTTTGCAAATGTACGAATATAATTAGTATATACAAATGAATGATAATATTTCAGATAGAATAAATGAAGTGTATATGTATCTTCTACGAAACGGATATGTTTCAAAGAAGAAAGATGTCGCTGAAAAGATGAGATATAACTATCCTAATACTACTTCCGCTCTAAAAGGAGACAGGAAATATCTAACGGATAGTTTTGTAGAAGAACTCAATTTGGCATTTGGGTCAATATTCAATACCAAGTGGATTCTTGAAGGAGATGGATCGATGTTGGCTGATATACAATCTGATAAAGATAAAATTATCCAAAGAGCGATTGATCAGATTTCTAATTCAGATTTGTCAAATTATAAAATAGCGAAAGATACTGGTATAACAGAAGCATCTATAGGGAATTATAGAAACGGAAATACAAAACCGACTTTGGCGAATGCTAACATTATAATAGATTATTTCAATAAAAAGGAATTGGAACTATCTGATTCTAACTTGATAATTAATACCGAAACAGAATATAAAGACGCTATGGAGAAAGGATTAAAGTTATTGCCAGAGGTTGATTTCAAGTTCTCAGGAGGAAAGGCTGAGTTATTAGGTAGCACAGATGCTGTAAAGCGATATTGGTATTTACCTGATTGCAAGGATTGTGAAGCAATTGCCCAAGTCGCAGGTAATTCGATGGCTCCGGCCTATCCATCCGGTTGTTGGATTGCCTTGAAACGTTTCAGTTTTGAGAAAGAGTTCCCCAATCAAATCCCGTTTGGAAATGTATTCGGAATTGTTGTCGAAGATAAGCAGACCGGAGATTATCATGGCCATATTAAGATCTTGCGCCGTTATAGCGATCCTTCTTTGGCCAAACGATTTTGGATAGCCCGGTCTATAGATCGGGAGAACCATGATGATTTCGATATTGATATTGAACAGGTGCGTGGTTTGTGGATTGTGAAGCAGCATGTGGTTGCGGATGTGATATTGTAGGCTTATGCTTTTACAAGGAAGTAATAATTGAAAATTTTTAATTATGGAACTAAAGGATTTTGTGAAAGAGACATTAATGCAGATAACAGAAATAGGGTAATAGTGATAAATACGATAATATATGGCAAAGGTAAAGATAAATAACAACATAAAATCCAATTATGACACATATAAAGTGCTCGTAGAAGGAGGCAAAACCATTCTTGTCTCACCTATTGTAGTAGACCAGACAAAGAGCAATCACAAAACAATCAAGGAAAAGGTCGTACAGGCAAAACATGAGTCACTGGAAAAGGATCTTGAATTTGTTGTACAAATAAAGGCGGACGACCCGACTGACTTTAAGTTCAAACTCAAATGTCCGGCATTCGACAACAGCTACTTTTTCAGATATGACTCAGCGGGCGCATGTCATCGCAATTCAGGCCTTGATGTCCCCATTGACCAGCAGCGAGTGCCTACACCGCATTTTCACAAATTTATGCAGACGGGCGAAGAAATTGCATACAAAACGGAAGTTTTGAAAGACCAAAAGCAAGCGGAAGTGCTGGAAGATGTATCTTTGTGCATCGCTCATTTTTGCACGGAGTCAAACACGAAGGGCAATAGCGCAGATACACCCGAAATAGAAGTGCAGTCACCTGGAACTCTGCCTTTTGTTTACGAAAGCGATATCGATCCTTTGAGTGGTATAAACTTTTAATTGACATGAAATTGAAATGGATACAAGTATTTTAAATAATATCGTGGAAGTACACAGTCGGCTCTGGAATTTCAAGCAAAGAGGGGAAACAGTCGAAATTATCACACCTTGCTTCACGACAAGCGACAGTTTCGTTTCCGTCTTTCTTACACAGAGAGGCGATGAGTTTGTCGTAACAGACGGAGGGTGGATTTCCGAAAAGTATTACAACGACTTGATTGATTTGGAAGACAACCATTTCAACAGATTGTACGAATATTATCTGACGCAATACAACATATCTACCATCGAGGCAAAGGAAAGACTATTCTATTATAAAAAGACAACTAACTGGGCGATGATACCCAATTTGGTTTATGAGGTCGCTAATTTCATATCTGCAATCGTAAGTTCCTCTTTCATCCAGTTTGAATCAAAGAAAGAGGCTGACGCAATCAGAAGATTCCGAAAACATGCGGACAGCTTTATTGCCTCTTTTAAAAGCAAGGAGCAGGTCGATTTTGGCAAGTCCATTCATGAAAGGTACAGCAGGGTCAAGTTTAATGCCGTAATCAAGAATAACAATAGGCTGTCTTTGGTCAATTACATAACCGGTTCAACTGATTACAATTTTATCAACAGTATCGGTAAAACCAATATGAACTTTGAAATCATCGAGAAATCAGGAATGACGGATTTTATTGACAAAAAGATAGCCCTGGTAAACGACATGGCATCCGGTTATAAAATGGACAAAATAGCCCCTTATCTGGAGTTCATGAGTGGGAAATCCCAACTGGAAATCGTCCTATGGAGCGACAAGAACAGGATAATGAAGCTTGTATAGTATGCCTCAAATAGTAGCTTTGATGGGAAAATAAGAAAATGCAACATGTCCGGAATCACATTAAAAATCGACAAGGGCAAGTCTTCCGCTTTCTCCGAGATTATGGGATTGCTCCAGTCTTTTCCGGGATTAAAGGAATGCAAGAAGCATTATTCGGTAAAGCTGACGGAAGAGGATATTTTCCGGTTCCGGAATGAGCTGGAGCGGATCATGCAACTCTTGCCTCATTTGAGCGAAAAGGAGTGGTTCGATATTCCTGCTTACGGGACGGATGAATGGGCTAACTGGATGATAGACCTGCATCAAAAAAGACGACTATAAATGTCGTTTTTACTATGTATTTACAGTATCTGTTGTAACAAATTGATAATCAAATTGTATTATCCGCACTCGAAATGCGGTGAGCGGGTAACCGCTCCCTGGGTTCGAATCCCAGTCTTTCCGCTTGATAACTATGACTTATCCACGCAGAATACTAAATGA